GTTAGGCATGTTAGTGGCAAGATGTTATCAGTAAACATTCCGCCACTAACACAACCTAACTCTAGACTTAAATTAAGAGGAGAGGGTTTTACAAATCCACGTAGCAGTATAGTAGGAGATTTTCTTTTACAAGTTTCTGTTACTGCACCCGAATCCATAAATCATGATCATATTAACCTTATACGAAGAATTAATCAAGAACGTAGGAGAAATAATTAAATACTATTATGAATGTTGAAGGAATTATAGAAAAAGCATACGAAATATCTAATCAATTTAGCCATGAATATATGACTCTAGAGCATGTTGCTCTGGCTCTTATCAAAGATAAAGAGATTAAAAAAGTATTAGGTCAATGTAATGTTGAAATTAAACAATTAGAAGCAGACATTGTGACTTATCTTAATGACGATGAGTACAACAATCTTAAATCAGAAGGCGGTAGCACAGGCAAGCCTAAGAAAACTGTAGCAGTTGAACGTGTCTTTCAAAGAGCATTTGCACAAAGTATCTTTAATGGTAGAGATAAAATATCTGCAATTGATTTGCTAGTTAGTATTACAAATGAAGAAAATTCACATAGTGCATATTTCTTAGCAGTTAATGGGTGTCATAGAGAAAATTTAATTGAAGTATTAGGCGATGTTGTTGAAGGCGAACTAGTAGAAGAAGCACAAGACTACATTAAAAACTTAAACGAAGAAGCAATGAATGGCGGCATTGATCCGCTTATTGGTAGAAGTGAGGAAGTAAATGATGTAGTTGAAATACTTGCTAGGCGTAAAAAGAATAATGTATGCTTAGTTGGTGAACCTGGTGTAGGTAAAACTGCTATTGCAGAAGGCATGGCATGGAAAATTATCAACAAACAAGTACCTAAAACATTAGAAGAAAAAACAGTTTACCAAATAGATGTTGGTACTATGTTAGCAGGTACAAAGTTTAGAGGTGACTTTGAAGAAAGACTAAAAACAGTTTTAGAACAGATAGAAAAAAATGAAAATGCTATTCTATTCATTGACGAAATACATATGATTATGGGTGCCGGTAGTGCTGGTAGCAGTCAAGTAGATGCGGCAAACATGTTAAAGCCATTGTTAGGCAAAGGTAAACTATTGTGTATTGGTGCAACTACACCAGATGAGTTTGCAAGTACGTTTGAGAAAGATAGAGCATTGATGCGTAGGTTTGCTAGACTTGATATAGAAGAAACAACACTTAAAGATACTATTAAAATATGCCAAGGCTTACAGCCATACTACGAAGAGTTTCACAAAGTCAAGTATGAAGAAGGTGCTATAGAAAAAGCATGTGAACTGGCAGACAGATATATTAAGAATAAGTACTTTCCAGACAAAGCATTAGACATTGTAGATGCCGCAGGTGCAGTCACTAAAGTATTAGAAAAGAAAGTTGTAAATCTTGACTCAGTAGTAGCACAGGTATCAAAGATTGCTAAAATTAAACAAGAAGTAGTAGATGTTAAAGACACAAAAGGCTTCAGCAAGTTAGATAAAAAGATTAAAAAGAAAGTGTTTGGACAAGACGAAGCAGTCGATAAACTAGTAGAAAGTATACTTGTTAGTAAAGCAGGCCTAAGAGAACCAAACAAACCAATTGGTAGTTTCCTATTTGTAGGACCAACTGGTGTAGGTAAAACAGAAACAGCAAGAGCATTAGCAGACGAATTAGATATTAAACTTGTTAAGTTTGACATGTCAGAGTACATGGAAAGACATAGTGTAAGTAAACTAATTGGTGCTCCTCCAGGTTATGTAGGACACGCAGAAGGCGAACTAGGACAAGGCATGTTGCTTTCTGAAATTGATAAGAATCCTAATTGTGTATTGCTACTAGATGAAGTAGAGAAAGCCGCACCAGAAGTATTACAAGTGTTACTACAAGTAATGGACGATGGTAGACTTACAGGTGCAACAGGCAAGCAAGTAGACTTCAGTAATGTTACACTTATAATGACAAGTAACTTAGGTGCCGCAAAGGCAGAAACAAGCAAGATTGGATTTGGTGAAACATCACATACAGACACAGATATAAAAGCAGTCAAAAGTTTCTTCACACCAGAGTTTAGAAACAGGATAGACTCTTATGTTAAGTTTAACAAACTAGGAATGAAAGAAGTTAATCTTATTATTGATAAAATTGTTAGAGAAACAAACGAATTACTTGCTAGTAATGACAGTAAAGTTAGTATTGAACTTACCAAAGCGGCTAAGAAATATATTGCAGACAACGGATTTGAACCTAGCATGGGTGCAAGGCCTTTGAAAAGATTGTTCGAAGATGTTGTTAAGAAACCTATTAGTAAAAAAATACTGTTTGATAAAATAGAGGAAGGCGTAGTACTTGTAGATTATATTGAGCAGTTTGAATTCACTGTCAAATGAATTTAGGCAATACTGTTTCCGGTATAGATATTCAGCCATCATTTAAATTATGGTGGAATAAGTATCATATCAAAGCAGAAGTAAAAGGCAATTGGCTTATACACGATCCTATGGTATTAGAAGAAATATACAAATTTCAAAATCAGTACTGCTGGGACACAATGAAATTTGCATGGCATAAAAATTATTCAGTGTATTTTTCAGATAGCAAAGTTGCTAAAAAATTTATTAGAAAATTTAAAGATAGTATAATTAGTGTACAAGGTATACGTTCACAAAAAGAATACGATGTAATTATTTCGGGTACTAAAATATTAAGGCGACAACTGTTTTTTAATAAATATAGATATGTAACATATAAGTACTGGCCAAACGATGTTTGGGTGAAAAAGGTTAATAAACTTAATATGGATGCAAAAGTTTCTCATACTGGAGAAGGTTGGAAAAGCACAGTATACTTAGGCAGTAAAAAAGATGTTGCCAAGATGCAATTAGCAACAGGTCGCAGTGAAGAAATATACAAAGTAGTTACATTAGAAGAAATATAAAACGAGGATCATTAATATGGGATTATTTGGAAGAGACACAAAATTAGATAGAGAAGCAGTATTTGAGCAACTCAAAATAGATGAGGGAGTAGTCAATGAGATCTACAAAGACCACTTGGGATACCCGACTTTTGGAGTGGGCCATTTGGTCCTCGACACCGATCCAGAATATGGACAAGAGGTTGGCACACCAGTATCAGAAGAACGTGTTAGGGAATGTTTTGAAAGAGACCTCGACACAGCAATATCTGAGTGTGAGTTATTATACGAAGAAGGGGTATTTGGAGACTTACCAGACGAAGTCCAGCAAATCTTGGTTAATATGATGTTCAACATGGGTAGAACTAGACTAAGCAAGTTTAAGAAAATGCATGCCGCAATCATCAAGGAAGACTGGAAAACTGCCGCAATAGAAGGTAGAGACAGCAGATGGTACAAACAAGTGACTAACCGTGCTGAAAGACTGATGACTCGACTCGAACAAGTTTAACAACATTCTCATAAGTGCCTTATTGAGATAAATACAATTGAGGCTACTTATGAGAAGAACATTAGAAATGCTAGGAAACTCCAGTGATAATATGAGTTTAACTGGCGAAAAAATCAAAGCAGACAGTTATTTCGGTTATACGGACGGAATCCATTCCGTTAGTGTAAAGTTAAATGCTTTTGTAGGCAAGATTAAACTACAAGGCACACTATCTTTAACGCCAGAATCAGCCGATTGGGGCGATATTAAACTTATAGAAAAAGCATCTGCAACCACAGGCACAGAAATTCACACATTCAAAGGTAATTATGTATACCTAAGAGCCGTTCTTGATAGAGCAGGAGTTGGCGATGGCAGTACATATGACTTATCATACGGTAGTATCTCACAAATTTTATTAAGCAATTAAATCAACTTTGTTGATAAATACATTATAATTGCAAATTAGAATAGGAATACTATGCCAAATGTAACAGGAGATAATTTAACTTTTAATATAGACGGGATCACCGATAATCAGATCCTAGTTTACGATTCTACGCAAGGAATTTTTGTAGCACAAGATAGTTTGTCTTCAGACGCCAATGCCGCCGTTACAGGTGGTGGAAATGTTGGTGCTTCAGGTATAGGTTTATTTTCAGCAAAAGACGGTTCACAATTAAACTTTAAAAAGATACAAGGCTCAGGTGCAACTACTGTAACTGAATCTGCAAACGTTATTACTGTTTCTTCAACAGCATATACACTACCAACACCATTAAGCATTCACAATGTGAATGGCAATACAAATATCTTCTCAGGTAGAAACTTTGGTGATAATGCTAATATCACAGCATACGCAGGTGTTTTAAATAACGCAAACTATCCTACTAACAGTCAAAGTGCAGGATTTGATGCTAAAACAAGATTTGTTATTAGTTCAAACGATGCCGCAGATGTAGAACTTAGTTCACAACATAGTTTAATATTAGGAACAAATAGTACAGATGGTCATATTGAAGTTAGAAGTGCAAATAGTACTGTTTTTTATGTAGGTAGTGCAAGTAGTACAACACCAGCATTAAAAATAAATTCTAATAGAAGTACAACATTTGCTAATGCATTTACATTACCATCATCAGATGGTACAAATGGGCAAGTACTTGTAACAAATGGTTCAGGTGGTGTTAGTTGGACAACATTACAAACTGGTGGTTTAACTGCTAGTCAACTAACTGCCAACTTAGCAAATTATATTCCTAAGAATACCACAAGTGCACCAGATACCACAATGTCATATGACATTGGTAACAGCAATTACAAATATTTAAATATATTTGCAAACAGATTTAGAGGAACAGCAGATGCGGCCATTAGATTAGAAGATGGCGCAACTGTTATTACAGCGGCAACATTAGCAAACGCAGTCAACAAAACAAATAATTTAAGTGACTTACCAAATGCCGCAACAGCAAGAACAAATTTAGGTGTTTACAGCAAAGCAGAAGTTGATGCCAATATTGCATCAGCACAATTACAAAATGCTATAAGCACAGTTACTAGTGTTGGTTCAGCAAACACAATCAGTGCCACAAGTGCCACCCACGCAATTAGATTTGAGGGTGGAACAGGCATTGATGTAAATCAATATACTGCTAACAATACTATACAGATTTCAAAAACAGATGCTATCACAGGTGTATTTAAAAACGTTAGTGCAGATGGCACTCTCCTTATTGCAGACAATAATAACGATACACTTAATTTAGTTAGCGGTAGCAATGTAAGTTTCACTGCTAACCCAGGAACAGATACAATTACAATAGATGCTACACTAAACGACAGTAGCATTGACAAGTATACTAAAGCAGAAGTTAATACAGCAATTAGTTCTAATGTATCTGCATTAAGATATTATAAGAGTTTTACAGGTGATTCAGGTTCTACTGATGCTAGTGCAAAAGACGATACATTTAATATTGTTGGTGGCACAGGAATAACAACAGTAGTCACTGGCGATACAGTAACAATTAATAATACTCAATTAAATGACGGTATATTTAAAAATATCAGTGTTGCTGGTCAAGATTTAATTATTGCAGAAAACAATCAAGATACATTAAATTTTGTAGCAGGTAGTGGTATTTCTATTACTGCTGATGCAAGTACTGATACTATCACAATCAATAACACAGGCGGTGGCGGAGGCGGTGGAGCCGGCGAAGCATTTAAAACTGTAAGTGTACAAGGTGGTAATAGTGTAGTAGCAAATGTAGCCGCAGACCAATTAACATTTATAGCAGGTGCTAATGCAACAATATCAGCAGATAGCAATGCACAAACAATTACAATCGATGCTACTGGGGGCGGTGGTGCAGGAGTTAAAGGTGAAACTGGAGCAACTGGCCCAGCAGGTAGTGACGGAGCAAAAGGTCAAAAAGGTGAAGTAGGAGATACTGGCGCAACAGGAGCCACTGGTCCACAGGGTAACATAGGTAATACTGGACCAGCAGGAGCCAATGGAGACAAAGGATCAAAAGGAGACCAAGGAGCACAAGGTGTTGCTGGTAATACTGGAGATAAAGGTGCACAAGGCGATGCAGGTGCTACAGGACCAACAGGTGCTACTGGACCAGCAGGTAACGATGGAGCAAAAGGCGAAGTTGGACCACAAGGTGTTGCAGGTAACGATGGAGCAAAAGGAGAAGTTGGACCAACAGGACCACAAGGTGTAGCAGGTCCAACAGGACCACAAGGTGTTGCCGGAGATAAAGGTGAAGTTGGTGCAACAGGACCACAAGGACAAAAAGGTGAACAAGGTGCTGGTACTAACCAAACATTAAGTATGTCAGGTAATGTCATTACTATTAGTGGCTCTAGTAGTAATGTTGATATAAGTACAGCATTAGATAGTGTTGATGCCTCGGTTGCCGTAGCAAATGTTTCCCCAAGTGGTGGTTCAGAAGGCGACTTATGGTGGGCAAGTGACTCAGGTGATTTATATATTTACTATGATAGTTCATGGGTAGCGGCCTCTCCAGCAGGTGATAAAGGACAAAAAGGTGACGATGGTCAGAAAGGTGAAACAGGTGCCACAGGTGCTCAAGGTACAACTGGTGCTCAAGGTGTAGCAGGTCCAACAGGACCACAAGGAAACAAAGGAGACACAGGTCCACAAGGTTCAACAGGTGCTCAAGGAGCCACAGGACCTCAAGGTGATCAAGGACAAAAAGGAGCCACTGGTGCTGATAGTACAGTAGCAGGGCCAACAGGTCCAACAGGAGCCACAGGACCACAAGGAGCCACAGGACCTCAGGGTGTTGCTGGTAATGATGGTGCAAAAGGACAAAAAGGAGAATTAGGACCTCAAGGTGCTACTGGACCACAAGGTGGACAGGGTACTAAGGGTGAAGTTGGACCTCAGGGTTCAGCAGGTGCTACAGGACCAACAGGGCCGCAGGGTAACGTAGGACCAGTAGGACCAACAGGAAGTAAGGGTGACAAAGGTGAATTAGGTGGCCCAACTGGACCAACAGGTGATAAAGGACAAAAAGGTGATACTGGACCACAGGGTTCAGCAGGTAGTGACGGTAATACAGGTCCAACAGGTCCACAAGGACCTGCAGGTGATAAAGGTGCTAAGGGCGAGGCCAGTACAGTAGCCGGTCCAACAGGTCCAGCAGGATCAGATGGATCAGATGGTGCCGCAGGTACTAAAGGTGACAAAGGTGAACCTGGTGGTGGCGGTGGCGGTGGTTCCGTAACACGCGGTAACACATATGAAAGAGTAAAATTAAACTACAACACATCAGGTGAATTAACAAGCATATCAAATGTCACAGCAGGTATTAACGCAACAACAATTACAAGTGCCGCAGGTGCTGAATTAGAAATTCAATTTACAGGATTTGATTATCCGCCAGTAGCAATTATGGCTCATGGTTATAACTATTCACAAAATAAATATAACTTTAATGCTGTAAGTGGCGACTGGACAACAAGAACTGTAGACGGTGGCGGTAGCAGTGGATCTCCAACAGCATTTGGCAGTTTCTCGAGTGTTGCTAACGTAGACTTAAAAGTTTCAGAAAGTATTACAGGAGCAAGTAGATCGTTTGGAACAAGCACCCATGCTTGGTTAACGTTTGTGATGGCGGAGTAATACTATGTCTTATAAGACTAGTCAAATAGAACTCAATGTACCAAATAAAGTTTTAGGTGTTAGTGTAAGTAGCATTACTGGTAAAACTGTTTGGCCACATGCTAACGGTTCAGCAGATAGATGGTATTCAGGTGGTTCATCACCAAAAAATTATCAATGGACTATTGTGTTTTCAGTTACATCTCAAGCACATGGTTCTCACTTAACAAGAAAAGACAGAGAGTTTAACGGACTTGATGTAGCAGTTGGCGATTGGATTGCTGGTGCTACAGATGGTAAGTGTCTAAAAATTATTTCTGTTGACAGCAAAAGTGCTAGTTCAGTAACATGTGTTGTTGAAGACGTAGCACGTTACAATACATTTAAAAGCAACACTGGTAACGGTATATTTGGTACAGGTAGTTGTGTGGTGTTTACATTAAACGAAAGCGGACACCCTATGTTAGATCCACTTCCAAGTGGTATTGTAAGTTCAGACTTTTATGCAAACGTAAACAGTAGATTTCAATACTTAAATCCACAATTAAATTACTTACTAGAAAAAACCGCACATGGTTTTAGTGTAGGTGATGTTGTAGCAGTTAGTGACACAGGCGATTTTGTAAAGGCAAATGCCGCTCTAGTAAGTAAGAGTTTTGGTGTTGTAGTAGAGAATGGTCCAGGTCCTAACGCATTTATGGTTTCACCTAATAATAGAATTATAGACTTTGTACCAGCAATACCTGGTTCAGCAGGAGATTTTATTTACGCAGATACAGATGGAGATTTAACTACATCTGATACAGGTAAAATAATGTTCTTAAAGATTGCTAATGCTGTAGAAACAAGCACAACTGGTTCAGCAATCAACCCAACAATACCAGATGGTACAGTGGTTAAATTTAATGGTGTAAGTCACACATTTAATGGTGCAGGCTTTAGTAGTACATTAGCAGAAACTGTAAGTCAAATAAACGGACTTAGTGGTACAAGTATCACAGCAGATACATCACCAGCACCAACAACTGTGACTTCAAGTGCTAGTGGAACAGCATACGGACTAGTTGGCGGTTATACAACCTTTAGTGCTATTTTTAATGGCGGTAGTGGTAATACAACAGTAAACTTTACTACTAATGCCGCAGGACAAAGTGCATACGGTATTGCAGTTGCTATTCCAGAAGACATGGCAACAGATATTAATGCCGCAAGTATTCCTAATTTGACTGCTACATTTACTAGTAGTGCATTAACACTCACAGAAGCAAACGGTAATGCTATAAACATCTTTAATAATTCAAATGATGTTAACGGTAATCCATTTGTAGGTAGTAGTAATGTTTCTGGGTTACCTTCTTTTACATCAGCAAGTACAGGTAGCAAACTAAAACTCACAAGAACCGACGGTGGACCAATTGACATCTTTGACAGCACAGGTAATTTTGAAAACAACGCAGGTATATTCAGTGTACACAATGGTATGTTCCCATTAGCAATGAATGTAGAGCAAGGTATTAGAAGTGCTAGTGTTACAGTTGTTTCAGATATAAGTTCTAGAAACTCACTATCACCTACAACAGGTGACCAAGCATACGTTATAGATAACGGTGTTGGTGAGTGGGCATTATACTTGTATGATGGTAGTAGTTGGACTAAGGTAAGTGACCAAGATAGTGCTAATACCGACGCACAGACGCTCACATACAACGTAACAGCACCTATAAGTGGGTTTGGTAACAGTCAAAATTATGACTTAGGTAACGTATCACCAGGTGGTAAAATACAAAGTGTTAGTGTAGAAGTACACACAGCATTCACAGGTGGTTCACAAGAAGCCACAATGGAAGTTGGTACCACAGTAGATACAGATTTCTTACATGGTCAAGACGACAATGATCCTGGCTCAGTAGGTGGATACATAACAAATCCAGAGTATGTATGGCCTTCTTCTAATACAGATGAATTAGAAGTAAACTTCAGAATTAATCATTACGGCGCAACAGCCGGTAATGCCACCGTAAAAGTCACATATATTTAATCTATTCTAATATGATTTTTGCCACTTATTCTGGCAGAAAGATAAATACTATTACACAATACATCAGTACACATTATTCCGGAACAATGTAAAAATTGAAAGAGGGAGTTGAATACCCTCAGACACTCCAAGGAGAAAATCAAAATGGCAGATGTAAAGAATTTTGGTCTAAAAGGTATATCCAACGATGTACAACTTGGCAAAGGTGGTGGACGATTTAAGTGGGTAAGTGCTAGTGATAGATACGAATTCACAGGGTCAGATGGTTCAACACTAAAGGCTATTAGAGCCGCCAACGTTGACGTTCAAGGATCATTACTTTCAGACGATATAACATCAAGTAGTGTTACTGTTAACGGTGACGCCGTCATTACAGGTGACTTAACGGTTAATGGTTCAACCACAACTGTTAGTTCAACTAATACAACAATCAGTGATGCCCTACTAGAATTAGGTACAGGCACAACTGGTACACCTTCAAACGATGTTGGTCTCGTTATCGAAAGAGGCGACAGTGACAACGTATTTATTGGTTGGGACGAATCAGCAGATAAAGTAGTATTTGGAACAGGATCTTTCACAGGTTCTTCAACAGGTGCTTTAACTTTTACTGCGGCTGACATGCAGGCGGCTGGAATCACAGGTTCTAGTTTTACTGGTGCCAGTGGTGCGTCAATTACAGCATTCCTAGATGAAGACAATATGGCTTCAGATAGTGCTACTGCTGTACCAACACAACAAAGTGTAAAGGCTTATGTTGATGGCGAAGTTACTACTTTAAACAGTACTATTACAACAGCAAACAGTAACATGCTCACGTATGTTAATACTGCAAACACTGAAATGAAAGCATACGTTGATGGCTTAGACAGAGACGATGACTTAGCATTTACAGGTGACGACGGTACAGGAAGAACTCTAGACTTAGATAGTGGTACATTAACTATCGCAGGTGGAACTGGTATAACATCAGCCTCCGGCGCAAGTAGTGTAACATTAAACCTAGACGATACAGCCGTTACAGCAGGTGACTATGGTGATGCTTCTAATGTAGCAACTTTTTCAGTTGATGCACAAGGTCGTATAACAGCGGCGTCAGAAGTATCAATCGCAACATCATTGACTATCCAGTCAGATGACGCGGCTGATAACGTAGTTGCATTAGCAAGTGATAAGTTAAAATTATTAGGTGGCAGAAACATTACTTCAAGTAACTCAAACGATGACGTTACTTTTGCAATGGATCAAACATTATCAGATATGACAGCGGCTACATTTAGTGGTTCTGTACAAGGTGGTACATTAACAGATGGAACTGCTTCTATTAATTCTGGTAGTGCAACAGGCCTAGTAAACGTAACTGCTTCAGGAATTGTATCTTTTGGTACATTAACTGACAGTGGCGAGAGCATTGCTATTACTAAGTTTGTCGACGAAGCAGACGGAATTGGCAGTAACGATAACGATACTACTATCCCAACTTCAGCGGCAGTTGTTGACTATGTTGAGAACAACGGTGGTGACGGTCTTACATTAAGAGCAAGTTTCACAGCAAACAGCAGTGACGCTTCTTTTGATATAGGTACTGTACCTAACGTATCAGGAAGAACATATTACGCAAGTAAAGTTATTCTTAATGTTACAACATTATTAGCAGGTGGTTCAGTTGACGGTATGTTAGTTAAAGACAACGCAGGTGCAGGTAATGTACTAGCGGCGGCTACAACTAACGACATTGCAGTTGGAACTTATGTTGTTGACTTACCTTTTGCAAGTTCGCTAACTAAAAATGCGGCAGTACAGGTTGAGTTCGTCCAAGCAGACGGATCAACAAGTGCTACACCTACAGCAGGTGTTGTAACTGGTGTTGTTGAATACAAGTATGTATAATATCGTTTAGTTTAGACTAAGCAAAATAAACATTAGAAAAGCGACTTCGGTCGCTTTTCTTTTGACTTGACACAGAGGAGAAAAGAATGTATAATACAGGTATGAAAAACAAAGTTATATTAACAGACTGCGACGGTGTGGTATTAGATTGGGAGTTTGCATTCCATAATTGGATGGAACACAGAGGACACTTCCCAGTAGAAAATCACAGATTACATTACAGCATCAGAGAAAAGTTTGATTTAAGAAACGACTCTACTGGTGATCAAGTAATCAAAAATTTTAATGAAAGTGCGGCAATTGGATTTTTGCCTCCACTTAGAGATGCTCAATACTTTGTTAAAAAGTTACATGAGCAACATCAATATCAATTTGTAGCAATTACAAGTTTGAGTTTAGATCCTTATGCACAAGAACTTAGAACTAAGAACTTGAATAAACTGTTTGGTGACGACTGTTTTAAAGAAGTTATCTGTTTAGATACAGGTGCAGACAAGGATGAAATATTACTAGAGTTTGGTAAAAAATATCCTGGAGCATACTGGATTGAAGACAAACCACAGAATGTTGATTGGGGCATAGATGCTGGTCTAAAAGGTATCTTAGTTGAGCATGGACACAATATGCATTACAAAGGTGATGCAAGTGTATGTAAAAACTGGGAAGAAATATACAATTTAATTGTAAAAAACGGTTGACCTCGACCCTAGAATTTGTTATAATATATACATAATTTAGCAAAAACAGACGGTAGGAGGTCTTTATGCAAAACTTAAATACAACAAATCAAAGCAAAGATAAAATTACAGCACCTCTAGGTTACTGGATTAGTTCGCTTACTTTGATTGACAAGGCATTGCCTAGTTACAATATCCAACTTACTGGATTAGAAAGCATGTGGTACAATCACGAAGAAAACATTGATCACCCAGAAGGTAGCGAATACCCAACTGGTGTCAATACTGCTCACAGAAATGTGATGGTGAAAAGAGTATGTGATAGTGTTTATGCTAGAACAGGTATCAACCCTGCAGATTATTCAAGTGTTATTCATGCAAGTACATCACCTGGTAGAAACAAAGATGGCAGTTTTAGAGATGATGTTGTTGAAGGCAAATATGTTTTGAGGAACGTGTAATGGAACTTTTAGAAATTAAACAAGCAATTAAAAACGGTAACTTTAGTTTGTCAGAACTTAACGAACTAAGTGCATTCACCAATTCTGTTAAAACACTTAATGCTAAAGCAAGTCTAAGTGTTGGCGACAATGTATTTGTTGTTCAAAAAACAAAACGCACACCTGGTGTTATTACTAAAGTGAATGTCAAGAAGGCTATTGTAGATATGCGAGGTCGTTCATATAGTGTTCCACTTTCAATGATAGAGGCCGCCTAATGAATATTAAGAAAGCAAGAACAGGTAAATGGTTTGAGGATCAGTATAGTCTTACTGATCTTCTTTCATTGTCAGTAGCAGTAAACAGAGTAAATGGTGGTTACATCAAAAAAGATGCCAACATCGAAGAAGATGAAAACGGTTATCAAAAGAAATTGCCTAACCTGTTTATTATCAATAACCACTTAGGTATTGAAAAATTCAAAACATCTCGTATTGATAAAACACTAGATACATATTATAATGATATCTCAGTTATCGAAAGCGATAGTGAAAATGTTGATCATATGGTTAAGTATTTCAAAGGACTTAGTCTTAAAGCAATCAAACGTGATATCAGTGACTTTGAAAAATCAATCTTAGGTCTTATCAATAAGGAATTTGTGCAATACAAAGACATTGGTATTATTGCAAGTTTACCTAGTGTTTATGAAAATGGTCAAAAGCAACGTGCATTTAATAAAATGGAAAAAGAACTTGCACAACATAGTCAATATGTTGGTACACTAAATGAACGTGAAACATTTAATCTGGAAATCCTTCACAAGAAATTTATATGGAGAAGTAACAGTTATTTGTATGTTGCCAAAGAAGGTGATTACAACATTGTAAAATTCTTTTCACAGAAATCTAATGCTGATGTTGGCGACACAGTTTCACTCACAGCATTCGTTAAAGATCACACTCTTGGTAAAATGTCACGTGGTGCTGAAACTTACTTGAATAGAGTTAAGTTTTCTGAAGAGTAGCAATTAAATAAACCATAACCCTTTGCATAGTGTCTGGCTCTACAGTAAGGTCCGGACAACTATGCCAACCTTTACTGCTTCTTGGTAATATGTATGCCCTATTAGGAACATAAGGCATTTGGTGACCCATTCGTACTAATTTACTATCCTCTCCAAAGGTAGGATCTAATCCTTCATCAATTGCTTGATCATAAGCACAATCGACTTCCCAAAACATAGTACCTGTGTGTGCAAATTCATCACTATCTGCTAATGAATGCTGAACGGTATAGTAGTAGGAAGGGTGGTCTACATGAACATCATGTACAGAATTTTTGTTTGTGTCCATCCACATAAACGGTTGATTAATGTTTACTTTACTTGACATATTCATTACATTACCTATTGCATCTAAAACCTCTTGGTTCCTGTACACATATTCTGTGGCTATTTGTAATGCTTCTTGTGACTCATCTGGTCCTACATGATACCCATGTCTGCCTGGTAATTCTTCATTTTGCCATTGATTCCATGGTATGCAGTTTTGTACTTGTGCGTACAAATCAGGGTGCATAAAGTTTTCTACATCCATAACGTGTAGTTTATCTGTTTCAATTGGTGCTGTATCTAATATCCTATCTACAGTCCATTTAGTGTATTCTGTACTCATACTTATATTTATAAAAAAGATAAATATAGTTAAGTCCTAATAGGATTTGACTACATGTTTACATGTAGACTAGCAGAATGCTAGACAAGTACATATTGGAGAGTAGTAACGAATGGCAATCATAATGAATGCCAAAGGTACCTCGCAAAGCAGTTTTAGAATAGGCAAACGCGGTTCTAGACTGTACGGGACATCTGACGCACCCAGTGACGTCAATAATATCTCGACAGGTGATCTTTGGTTCGATTCAAGCAATACACTATTAAAAATTGCAACTGTATCAGGTGGTTCTGTAACATGGGATAAACTGACAGTAGGCGATGCTGACACATTAGACAGCATTAATAGTACAAGTTTTGCTAGAGTTGATACAGACAATACCTTTGCAAATGATATTACCATTACAGGTAATTTAACTGTAAACGGTACACAGTCTATCATTAATACAGAAACTCTCAATATTGCTGACAATGAAATAGTTTTAAACAGCGACCTTCCTTCAAACCAACCCGCAACTGCTAACGCAGGAATATTAGTTAATCGTGGTAACGAAAGTAATGTTTATATTCGTTGGGACGAAGATGAAGGTGAGTGGACTGTAAATGGTCAAACATTTAGTGCTGGTGCTTTTGTTGGTAACCTAAGTGGTAATGTAATAGGTAGTATAGCACCCAATGGAGCACCTAATGTTGTAAAAGCAAATACATTAATTGTAAATGGTGTTTACACAATGCCAACAGCAGATGGTAGTGCTAACCAAGTATTAACAACAGATGGCAGTGGTACAGTAAGTTTTGCAAATATAAATGCTACACCAGGTGGTAGTAATACGCAGATACAGTACAACGATGAAGGGTCATTTAATGGTTCATCGGCATTTACATATGATGAGTCAGAGGCAAAACTATCAGTAGGTGGTGCTGTTTCATCAATATTATTTGAAACTGTAAGCGATTACGGTGCAATTACAGCCTCAGTAACAGACAGTTTAGACTATGGTAATTTAACAGATTCAGTAGTTGCTCTAGTCAACAGTGACTATGGCGTAGTTGAAACAAGTGGAGGACCAGTTGAGTTTCCACGATATGCAGTATTATCAGTACCTGATGCATCTGCATACATTGGGCATATGATTTATGTAACCAATGAAACAGGAGGTCCAGTAATGGCATTTAGCGATGGCACTAACTGGAGAAGAGTAACAGACAGAGCAGTCATAAGTTAGTAGGAGAACATAATGGCAGAAGAAACAACAACAGCAGTACACCATCCGGCTGATACAAATGGAGATGGAAAGGTTTCAAAAGCAGAAGAGCAAATGTACCTAGAGTTCAAAAGAAAAGAACTCGAAGACCTAGATGCAATGAGAGATGCTCAACGTAGCATGGCTTGGTTTGCACTAAGTGGTATGTTACTGTATCCTTTTGCAGTAGTAATAGCAGTATTGGCTGGCTTAAATCAAGCAAGTGAGATACTAGGTGACATGGCCGCTACATATTTTGTAGCAGTAGCAGGTATTGTTGCCGCCTTCTTTGGTGCTCAAGCATTTAGTAAAGGTAAGTAATTACTATGGTAGATAAGGTAAGAAAACATTTTGTAAGGATTGTAGTTGAAAAGGAAATATCACGTGATGATATTGTTGACTTTTTTGACATAGTTCAAAGTGTTGTTCCTACCAAAGTATTTCAATCATTTGATGGTAGTGGTAACAGAGTTAAAGCAGAAGTAGTCCACTATGAATCAGATGATGTACAAGTGTACGAAGTATTAACTGAAGAAGATATTAGTGCTGAAGAAGGCACTAAAATTGCAGACATACTTGCAGAAGAATTAGATGTGGTCGATTGGGACTTTGAGGCCAGTACTGAATATTAGTACTTGACCACAATCTACTTTTTTAGTATAATACTTAGATAATTAATTACATACACACAGGATTATTATGGCGTTCAATAAAACATTCAATCAAGAAGAAGTCGCAAGACTTAAAAAACTAGTTCAAGAAGGAGACCAAGTCCTTTATGAAGTAGAATCACTCCAAGTAGGTTTAAGAGAAACTGTTAAAGCAATAGCAGAAGAAATGGATATTAAACCTGCAATCCTTATGAAAGCAGTTAAAGTTGCTCATAAGGCATCATTTACTGACGAAACAGACAAGTTTGATGCACTAGAAACTATTCTAGCCGCAGTCGGTAAAGATCACTTATAAAACAGGACCAATAAACTAAAAACAGGTTGACAATATAGTTCTATCTGTTATACTACTAATATGAGTCTGACTGTAGAAAAGGTATATTTATTTGACATGCAATGGACAGATGATGCTGACTATGAGCACATCTTCGAAGACAGATTGCATGACACAATGATTCCTTTCTTTGCATTTGGTGAAGAAGCAACCTTTTCTAAAGAAGTAGACTTTACAAGCAGTTATACACCAGTAGCAAAAATATATGCAAAGTTTATAACAGAGGCAAGCAAATATAAATTTATGTTAAAATATTCGGACAAATTAAATGAGTTACGTTGACGCAGTTTTTGAACAGAACAAAGGCATAGTAAGAGTCGTTGAACGTACTAAAGAGGGTGAACGCAAGATTATTGATCACCCTATGCGATACTACTTTTATGTAGATGATCCTAAAGGCAAACAGCATAGTGTGTATGGCGACCCAGTAAGTAAGATTACAGCAAACAACTGGAAAGACTTTAAACGTAACGTAGCATTGTATCAAAACAAACGCACATATGAAAGTGATCTAAAACCTGTAAACAGGGTGTTAGCAGATCATTACTTGGGCATGGATGCACCAGACTTGCACAAATGCTTTTTTGATATTGATGTAGACTTCGATCCTGAAAGAGGATATAGTTCACCTGAAGATGCATTTATGCCTATTACTAGTATCAGTGTTTACTTAGACTGGATGGATAAGATTGTTTGTTTGGCAGTTCCGCCTAAGACACTTAATTGGGAACAAGCACAAAAGATTGCAGACAATGTAGGCGACACTATCTTATTTGGTAATGAAAAAGCAATGCTAGATGCTTTCCTTACACTTATTGATGATGCAGACATATTAAGTGGCTGGAACAGTGAGGGTTATGATATTCCTTATACTGTAAACAGAATTATCAAAGTGCTAGGTAAAAGCGAAACAAGACGTCTGTGTTTACTAGACAAGAATGTGATTAAAAGAGAATATGTTAATCACGGTAGAGAAACACAAACATATGACTTAGTAGGTCGTGTACACTTAGACTATATGCAACTGTACAGAAAGTATAACTATGAAGAGCGTCATAGTTACAGACTAGACTACATTGGTGAAATGGAAGTTGGTGAAAAGAAGGTTGTGTATGATGGCAGTTTAGATAGACTATACAATCACGACTTTGAACTGTTCTTAGAGTATAACATACAAGACACAATGCTACTTAAGAAACTAGATGACAAGTTGCAGTTTATAAGTCTTGCTAGTGAGATTGCACATCAAAATACAGTATTACTTCCAGTAACAATGGGTGCTGTACAAACAATTGACCAAGCCATAGTAAATGAAGCACACAGACGTGGTATGGTTGTCCCTGATAGAAATAGAACTAAAGATTCAGATAACCCTTGGGGGCATACAGTAGCAGGTGCCTATGTGGCATTTCCTAAGAAAGGTATGCATGAATGGGTAGGTTCAATGGATATAAACAGTCTGTATCCTAGTGTCATTAGAGCACTGAATATGGCTCCTGAAACTATTGTAGGACAACTAAGACAAGAGTACACAGATAAAGAAATTACAGAAAAAATGCAAATAGAAAAGAAATCATTTGCAGATGCATGGGCAGGTAAGTTTGGTACTAATGAATATGAAATGGTAATGGCCAAAGATGTTGACAAGCCACTTATATTAGACTTGGAAGACAAAAGAGAAATTAGTGTTAAAGGTGCTGACGTGTATAACATGCTGTTTAACAGCGAGGAGCCATGGTGCATTAGTGCAAATGGTACTGTATATAGAACAGACGTACAAGGTATTATACCCGGTCTATTAGAGAAATGGTACTCAGAGAGACAAGAATTACAGGCTAAAAAGAAACAAGCAACAACACCAGAGGACATAGCATTCTGGGATAAGAGGCAGTTAGTTAGAAAAATTTTACTTAACAGTACATATGGTGCTATTTGTAATCCAGGTAGTAGGTTCTTTGACCACAGGATAGGACAAAGCACAACACTCACTGGTAGAGCAATTACCAGACATATGGGAGCAGAAACAAACAAAATGTTGACTGGCGAATATGATCACACAGGCGATACTATTGTTTATGGTGATACTGACTCTGTGTATTTTAGTGCTCATGAGATTAGTAAAAAGCAAGGCATTGAGTTAGACATGGATAGTGCTATTGCATTATATGATAATATTTCAGATACAGTTAGTGACTCTTTCCCTTCATTTGCTAAACAGGCCTTTAACATTTCTACTAGTCAAGGTAATATACTTAAAGCAGGTAGAGAAGTTGTTGGTAGAGCAGGTATCTTTATTACTAAGAAAAGATATGCTATCAATGTATTAGACTTAGAAGGTTGGCAACCTGAAGGTGGCAAACTAAAAGTAATGGGTTTAGATCTCAAGAGATCAGACACGCCTGAATTTGTACAAGACTTTCTTAGTAATATATTAGGACAAACACTAAATGGAGATGGCGAAACTAGTGTACTTGCAAGTGTAAGAGAATTTAAGAAAGAGTTTAAAGCAATGGACCCTTGGAAGAAAGGTATGCCTAAACGTGTAAACAACTTAACATATTACACAGAAGCATACAATAAAGCATTTAGTATGAACAAGAGTGCTAGTCTTTACAAGTTAGAAAAACTCAAAGACGAAAAGAAAGTAATGATTCCTGGGCATGTAAGAGCAAGTATTAATTGGAATAATATGCTAAAAGCAAACAGTGATCAATACAGTATGCAAATAACAGATGGTATGAAAGTTATTGTTTGTAGGCTAAAAAGCAATGCTATGGGATATACTAGTATTGCATATCCTACAGATGAAATGCATATACCGGATTGGTTTAAACAACTGCCTTTCGATGAGGATTCAATGGAAGAAGCAGTAGTTGATAAGAAAGTAGAAAACTTATTGAGTGTACTTAAATGGGATTTGTCGCAGACAGATACTAGTAATACATTCCATAGTTTATTTGATTTTAATGAATAACTTGATCGTTAGGTATCAAACGGCCAGGATTTATAAACTTTTTAGGCGTAAAGGCCTAAATAATAACTTTAATATAAGAGGTGACAACATATGATAAAAGATATATTTAAAGACATACTAAGGCATACTCACGCCTTAGGCTTTATTGAAATGGTTAAGATTAGTGGCGACGAATCGTCTACTACAATTGAAGCCATGGATGCAGACAAAACTGTTATCCTGCAAGGTAAACTACATAATCCTGTAGCAGACTTTGTAGATCAAACAGTAGGTCTTAGCAGAATGAGTGTACTAGATGGATATTTAAAATTTCCAGGTTTTGTAGATGAAGGTTCTGAAGTAAGTGTAGAAACACAGAGCAGAAACGGAGATGACATTCCTGTACAAATTAGTTTTAAAAGTGCAGAAGGACACACAGGTAGTTACAGATTTATGTTAGCAGATGTAATTAATCAGCAACTAAAGTCTGTTACAATGAAAGAGATACCATGGGACGTTACTATTGTGCCTACACAGAAGAACTTAAAAGATTTAGGTTACTTCAATGGTGTGTTAGGTGGCTTTGAACCTGTGTTCTCTCCAAGTACAGAAGATGGTGCATTATATTTTAGCATTGGCGAAGGTGCTGGTGACAAAGGTAAATTGCCAATCAACAACAATGTTGATGGCGAACTATCCGGTAACTGGAAATGGGAAATTGATAAAGCACTAAGCATTCTAAGACTAAGCGATAGTGCTAATTGTACTGTTAGTTTTGCTAATGCAGGTGCAATGCAAATTGTTATTGACAGTGGCTTAGGCGAATACAAATACATATTACCTGCTAAGAGTTAAACATGACAGAAGACTTAGGAAAGAAGCACCAGGATTGGGCAGTTTACCTGCCTGCCATTAGTGGCTTCTATGTAACACAATTACAAAAAATGGATGCCAATCCAAGTGAATGGAGATGTCCTGAAGGCTTTGAAAAAGGCACACAAGGTATGAACTTCCTTGATCCTGAAAATAGTTATTATCACTATCCATGGGGTCTTTACTCGGGCGGCCACGCACACTTAGACCCAGTTAAAAGTGACGAACGTGAGCCAATGATACAAGGTAGAGATCGTAGTAAAACTATGATACTAGGAGACTCAGGTGGTTTCCAACTTGCTACTGGTGTTATTAAAATGGATTGGAGTAATGCAAAAGATCCTAATGACCCTGCTAGAACAGAGTTTTGTAATAAGATACTTACATGGTTAGAGCATACAGCAGATTGGAGTATGACATTAGATGTTCCTGCTTTTGCGGCAGTTGGTAAACTAAGTGAAAGAACAGGACTTACAGAATTTCAAGACACACTAGATATCAGTCTACTTAATTTAGACTATTTCATGAGGAATAGAACACCAGGTGCTACCAAGTTCTTAAATGTGTTGAGTGGTAGTAATGAAGAAAATAGCAAACAATGGTACGATGCTGTAAAGCATTTTTCCAATAAAAGTTTTGTGCAAGAAGCATACGGTGATGAGAATAGAACCTTAGAAGGTTACGCATTCGCTGGTATCAATATGAAACACATGTATAGTGTGTTAAGTAGACTATTGGATCTTAGAGAAGATGGTTTACTTGAAGGTAAGGATTGGATACACTTCTTGGGTACTGGACGCCTTAATTGGGCATGTCACCTTACTAGTATCCAAAGACAGTTGAGAAAATATGACAATCCTAATATTACACTTTCATTTGATGCGGCATCACCTTTTGTTAATACAGCATATGGCCAAACCTACACACACAATGAGTTTAGAGCCAAGCGATTCGGATACTTTATGGATAGAGCATTCGATAACAAAGATCTCAAAGGATCAAAGATGCCTATGCCTTTTGCACATTCCCCTATAATGAGTAGACTTACAGTTGGTGACATCTGTGTTTTAGGACATGGTGATGTTAATAGGAATGGTAAAGAGACTACAACTAGTTGGGACACACTAAGTTATGCACTTTATATGGGTCATAGTGTTTACAATCACATTACAGCAACGCAAGAAGCAAACAGACTTGCTGATATGGAGAAACATAGAACACCTACACATTGGAAGAACTGGAAGAAGGTAAAAGGCAGTAGTGTAAGCAATGAAACTTCTCCTTATGTACCAGGTACTATTTTGATGTTCGATAGTTTTGCAGAAGAAGTGTTAGATCCA